GTTTCCCAGTCACGATCTGGGGTGGATACAGAAACAGGACCCTCGGGAGTTACCGAAGGTCCTGCTGCTTGTACTGGAGCAGGTGCAGCAAACGAATCAAAGTATTCTTTAGTCTGAGGGTCAGACATGTCAAACTGCTGAGAGAGGTAGTCCCTCGTCTTAGCGTCTGACAGATCGAAGTCCTGAAGACTGTGGCCCTGCAAGGGGTCGTTCTGTTGCTGTACCGTTGCCATATTTTATCCTGTGTTACCGGATCACGAACTTACCGTTCTGACCGCGTTCAATAGTAATGTTAGAACCGGAATCTCTACGACCTGAGCCACGACGACCGGAGCCAGCGGCTCTGTCTTCTCGTGCCTGTTCGTAAGTGTTGGCTCGCTGGGCTGACGTATCCGCATTCTGCTGTTGAATACCGAGACGAGTGTTGCCCTGACGTTCCTGAGTAGCCGCTCTACGGGCTGCCGTATCAGCATTCTGCGATCCAGTGTCTGCCCTCTGCTGAGAGATTGGAAGCTGCTGCTGCTGATAAACAGTCATGTCGCCACGAGAGAACATCTGGAGTTCCTCAGGAGTCATACCGGTAGGAAGCCCTAGGTCCTCCATTGAGAGGCCCAGCCGCTGAGCCTGCTGCTGGATCATGGCCAAAGCCCGACCTTGTAGGGTGGGATTATCTCCTGCACCTTGTAGAATACGAGCACCCCAGTTACGGGTGTCTACCAACTGTTTATCTCTCCGGGCCTGTATCTGAGACTCTCGGTTAGCTCCTAGGCTCTGAGATTGAGCTTTCTGGTATTGGCTCGTCTGGTACTGCTGCATCAGTTTCTGAGCAAGAGCAGGGTCACGTGCAGCTACTCGTTCGATAGCCTGTAGCGTCTCCTCACCGCCTTGAGTAAACCCAGACATAGCGTCACCGAGTTTCTCTTGTTCGCGGTAAGGCTGATACCTTGCGTCCTGACCCCGGTTCATGAGGAAGGCGTCACCAAGAGTACCGATTACGTCACGGAGGGTGCCTTTAACACCAAACATACCTTTACGAGGAATAATCTCTTCGTTGTAGTTATCGGCTGGCTGAATCCTGTTGTCTACGTACGGGTCGTAAGCAGGAGCACTAGGATCAGCTTGAGTAGGAGTAACTACAATAGGTGCTACCCCGTCCGGCTGGTCCTCAGGCTGAGCCATTTGATTGTACGCCTGACCCAAAAGAAGGCCAGCGAGAGAGGTTAGAGCCATAGTTATACTACCTCAAGTTTATCGTAGTTAACAGTCTGGATATCCCAGACCTTAGGACCAAGAGCTTCAGGACGGAGAGTCTCTACCTCGTCTACCATCACACCGATGTGAATAGTCTCGTAGGGGTCACCCTTATACGAGAACGAGTAGATACCGAGACCGTCTTCCAGCTCACCAATCTTCTCGATGTTGCTCTTAAGACGTCGCTCAGAGATGCCGATACCAGACAACAGACCACCAGCGATACCTGCGTTACCGCCCTTACTCTTCTGTCCTACGCTAGCAAGAGTGCCAGCAGCACTGACACCAAGCTGAGCGTTCTGGAGCAGACGGTCAAGGTAGTTGCCGTAGTACTGCTGTTGAAGACCCGTAGTGTAGTCACCATAAGCCTTAGCAGTAGAGCCGCTCCGGAGAAGCCCGGAAGCCGCAGCACCAGCGTCAATGTTGTCAAGTCCCTGACCAAGCTGGGTATCAAAACCCGAGTTGTCTAGGTAGCCTTGGAAGCCTCCGCCGAGAAGCTGACTAAGAGCATCAGTGTACTGGCCTGTGCCAGCGATAGTGGAACCTAGGCCCTCGCTTACCTGACCGTAGGCTTTGTTTTTAGATTTGCTACTAGAGCCGAAGAGAGAGCTAAAAAGTCCCATAGTTTATCCTTTGTTAAACACCAACATAATAATACGTAGCTCCGGAGTTATTCATACCCTCTGTTCCAGAACCTAGTACCGTTAAAGTTAGGCCGTCTGCTGACAGGGAAGCACCAGAGTTAATAATAGTACCAGTAGTGGACGCAGTAGTAAACGGAACCTTAAGACCGACAGTAGTTTGCCGCATACCGAAGGCCGCCACAGTAGCGGATAGAGAACCACCTTGGCCTACAATAAAAATCATCCTAGCTGGGGAGGCTAGAGCTACACTACGGGAACCCGAGCCATTTCCTGTGTACATCCCTTGGAAAGACCCGGCACCTGAGGCTCCTGTAGAGGCTGCCGTAATACGTCCTTGTTGGTCTACAGTTAATGAAGTGTTAGTATAGCTACCAGGAGTTACCGAAGTGTCTGCCAAATCTAGCGTAACATCCTCTTCTAAAGAGCCTCCTCCGCCTAAACCTGTCCCCGCTATGATTTCTCTGTTAACAGGAACAGCATCTTCTAAGTCTAATCCTTTTACTTGCATAAGACGAATAAAGTAATCTGTAGGCGTACCGTCTTCGTTAACAATTTTTGTGTTGCTACTTAGAGGTTGGAAAATACCTACCACCTTAGTTCTCCGAAATACTGTTAATGCTTAGGTCATCAATACGAGGCAGTGCACCGTCATCAGTGACACGGAAGAGACGGCCCGGAGCAGTGATCTGTCCAAGAGAAGTCCACAACATCTCCGTGCTGTAGTCTCCTTCAGGGATTGCAACATTTCCTACCGAAGTAAACGTTTCGCCTCGGTCGTCACTAATCTCAAGCTGAACTTCGTCACCAGTGAGAGCAGGATGGCCCACGTCCCCAGTGATAAACACATCCCAGCAAGGAATAACAGTTCGACCGCGAGCCGGTATCTGCGCTGTAGCCTGACGGTTAAAACGAATAGTAGTGTCGTCAAGCTCAGGATCGTCGTCATAAGGGTAATCCGGGTCCATCATGTAGATTGTTGAGTACGTATCATCAAGGATAGCGATGTTCGAGCCGTAGGAGTTAGCCAACGGAAGCCCACCGATCCAGTTCATACCCATCGTAACCCTCCAGAAATTAAGACTAGAGCTAGTGTACGTAGACCAGATACCTGTAGAAGTGTCATACACGATAGTGGAGAAGTCTCCAAGACGGAGTACATACTTGTCGTGCCCGTCAATAGTGTACGTCCAAGCTCGTACCCGAGGCTGGCCAACACGGCCCATTGCCGCAACCAAACCTCGGGCAGCGGATACTTGAACATCTACAATCGACTTAGCGGTTACCAATCCTTCGAGGTCGGAGACATCAATCTCCTCAGAAGGGAAATTGATAGCAGTCAAACCCCGGAACTGCGGGACTTGGATATTACCCGCGTTAAAGTTCGATGCTGCCAGAGCAGAAAACTGCGAGCTTTGTACTTGCGGGGTAAGTGCCATTGTTAGATAGTCCTGTCAATCTGAAGTAGGGCAGCGTTAACACCTGAGCGAGTCCAGTTGGCACTCGTGTCAGGATCGAGCTCAAAGATATCCATCCAGTAGGTGTACGCCGTAGTAACAGGACGATCAGTACCGTTACCTTCAATTCCGTTACTTACCATAGAGACCTGCATCCAGCCGTCACCACCATCAGTCTTCCGGGCACGAGCAAACGTCTTAATTCCTCGGATAGACGAAACGTCTTCAGGAAGGTCAGACAGGTTGAAAGTGCTCGCCGCCGGAGGAGTGTCATCTGCGTAGATGTAGTCCGCATCGCTCGGAGGAGCCTCGTCAATGAGGTTATATCCCGTCGAGCCTGTAGAAGCCGACCAGTTAAACGAAGCGTCTGAAGTAGGAGCAAGGTCGTACACCTGAACCGCTCCAAGAAAGTCGTTGTTCACGGAGCCGTTAGCATCCCAGATAACAAGGTCTTTAATGTAGTAGGACTGAGGAGCCTGATTGTTACCGATACCGTTCTCACACCCGAAGGCTACCTGCGCCACAGGAAGAGCACCGATGTCGGCTCCTGTAACACTAACCTGAGTAACACCTTCAATTCGCATCTCGATAGACCCAGTAGAGATGTCTACTTTCATCTCAATGTGATTCCAAGTTCCTGCGACCAGAACCGGACCCGGAGTAGTGTAACTCTCTTCCGTGTCGTTAATGTCGTAGCGTACTTGAATAGCCCCTGTTGAGAGGGGTTGCCAACAGATCATCCTATTGTTCGAGATGTCTTTGAAGTTATAGATAGGAGGGTACGAAGCAGACCCACCAGTAGGAAGAGAAGGCAAGTACACCCTAGCGGAGATACCGACAACGTTCTGTGTAGAACTAAGCACGTACCTGATAAGGTCGCTGTAGTTATTAGTTACGTTCGCCGTAACCTCCAGCATAGCTCCAGTTACGTTCGGATCGACGTCTTCGATCATAGCACAACCACGACCAGAAGAGGACGCCTTCTTTAGAACGTACGCGTAGATACCATCATCTGCGTCATTTAGCTCGCTGTAAGAGCCATAACCCCAGAGGCCGTTAGAACCACTAGGGAAATCCATGTGCTGAATAGACATTGTTTATTTATACTCCTAGTGAGTTCTGGAACTCCTGCCACCTGATCGACTCTCGGATACGTTCCTCGATGTCAGGGGTAGAAATTCGGTTAAGAGAGCCACCGGCAATCTGGAAAACACCTCCATCGCTGTCGCAGATGATCATGCTTTCTTTTACCTGAACAGCCGTGCCTTCCCAAGTACCCCGGTTGAAGGACACACCCTGAACCCTACGGAACGGAGCAGCATCGTCACCGGTAACGTACCACACTTCAGTGGTGTTCTCTCCGGGAAAGTAAATCTGATCACCGAACACCACCACATTGTACACAGGGTCAGGTGCCGTCTCAGCGGTAGCGAAGTTGAGAGCATCAATCCGCGTCTCACCCGGCTCTATCCAGTAGAAACGACCGTTAGTCTCGGTGTTCTGCTGACAGACAACAATGACGTAAGAAGCAATAGTAGCTACAGCCACAGCACCTAAGCCATCAGGCAGTTCGATCTGAGTGATGTACTCTTCCCCGCCTTCTTCCAGAGTGGCTGCGCCCCAAGCAAGGTTAGCGCCAGTCTCAGTCGTAGCGATAGCGTTACCGATTGCACCCGGAGTGTCGTAGTGAACAACCACTGCGTTCGTTGTCCAGTTGAACGTAGAACAGTTAGGGTGCTCAGTCAACGCTGTGCTGTACGTAACACCCGGAGTACCTGTGCCGTCAACTGCCTCTGCAAAGTTCTGCATCGAGTCCGACGTAGAAGCACCGACAGCCACTAGCCACGGGTTACCGGACGTACCGTCAGGGGTGCCAGTATCTACTGAGCCGGTAGTGAACTGATAATAGGTCGTGTCAATTACTACCTGATCACCGTTAGAGGGGTTAACGCTAGCAGTAAGAGTACCACGAGCGTAACCATCTTCGATGTACATCCAGAGGGTATTACCGTCAGCGATGTAAAGCATCTCAGGCGTAGAACCGATAGCACCGACAATAGCCATGCTAATCGAGTTGGTGCCGGGGAACATACCGTCGAAGATCAGCGATCCGGTGCCGTCAGTCTCAACCCTGAACAGCTTCTCGTCGAACACTACGAACAGTGCGTCAGAGAACGTGCCGGGAGAACTGTGGATACCTCGGCCCGGTCCTTCTCCGTCTAACTGGATCAGCTTCTTCAACCCACCACGGGCGATCAAAGCTGCGCCTTGGTCAGACAGGCTCGGATTCTGCTCGAAATACCGATTGACCAGACGGAGTTCAGCCTCGTGAGGAACCCTCCGCCTGTAATCAGTTGGGTTGAAAGTAAGACTTACCACCAAGGAACTCCACGGTTAAAGATTGCGTTGTCGTCGTAGTACTCGTCGTAGTACTGCCACGCGTCCCTGTTAGGATCAACCTTACCAAGACGGATCAGAGCAAGCTCAGAACCAATTTCAATCCTCTGAGCGTACCGTGCACTGAACTGTGACTTGGACCTGTTAAAGATCATCTGGGACTGAGGATCAAGCCCTGCCCCGTAGGCCGGGTTCAGGCGGATCGCTAGGAGAGTGATGAAGTAATCATCAAACTCAGAAGGAAATGGGAACGTGTCAGACGTGGTAAGTTCAGCGTACTTGACCCAGTTACCGAGGTCCGCACGATAGAACCACTCGGCGTTAAAACTGTCCGTATCAATCGTCAGGGTGTTACCCCCTTCAATGAGACGACCGTTCCCGTATACCGTAACGTTGTTGGTAGATAGATTACCTATCACGTCCAATGCAGCGAAACGGGAGCCATCGTCTGGCTCTGGATGCAGATAGAGATCAACTGGCGCACTAAGGTTCAGCATCACTCGTAGGTTCTTAGGGACGAACCAGTCACCGCTAGGGGTGTTGGTCCATCCGGGGTACTCGGCAGGCCGGGAAATGTTCGTGTCTCCGATAGGGAAGGGACGAAGGTTCTCACCAGCCTCGTTGCCGAACACCGACTTAACTAGACGGTTCAGATAACGCAGAGCCTCAGTCTCCTGATCGCTCGTAGGCGAGCCACCTACACGAGTGATGTTACTCAGGCGATAGGCGTCACTGATGATTTCAGAAACTAAGGTCATTGGTTATCCTTTAGCTAACAATAGCAGTACCAGCGGCTCCACCACCAAGGGTGATCGTACCCTGACGGCCTTGAACGTACATGTAAAACTCGGGCCAGTCACCAGCAGCCACAGGGAACGCGTTAACAAGCGTGTTGCCCTTCTGATCGGTGATGGTGATGGTGCCAGCAACCGTGCAAAGGAAGCGGCAGAAGCACGAACCAGAGAAGGTGGCCGTACCGTTAGCACCGAGCGTAATGGGATTACCGTGCTTCATTAAAAACTCCTAAAGAAAAAGGCTAAGGCTTGATCCGAAGAACAGAGGCCCTAGCCGTGTTTTACTTAGCTGCCGTTGATACGGACGATGCGACGACGGCCATCAGCAGTCGTGTTCGCTTCCATAGCAACGTCGAAACGGATGCTGTGAGCACCAGTTGCGAAGTCAGAGTGCTGCCACATGCGGACGCTCAGCGGCACCTTGGTCAGCGACTTGCGCTGGGCCGTACCGGTTGCGGGCATGATCAGGTCAGCCGTGTTAACCACGATAGCCGACTTGTTGGCGATGAAGCGAGGCTGAAGGACAGCACCCGGAGCACCTTTGAAGTTGACAGCCGCCGTGTTAGCCGGAGCCTGAGCAATGGTCTGGTAAGGACCACTGGTGATCAGAGCCGGATAGACGCGGGGAGCAACCAGACCACCAGCAGCAGTGTAGTTACCGATCACTCGGAACTCCTGCAAATGGTTCAGGGCCTTCTTCGCACGGTTGTCGTAGGCAAAGACGCCGTCGATGGTGAAGGTTTCACCGTCAACCAGAGTCTCCGTACCCGCGCCAATGTCCATGTTCAGAATCTGCGACTTGAACTGGCCGGGAGCACCCGAGATTGCAACGTCTTCGTAGTCCGTGCCCGAATCAGCCGTACCAGCCGTCAGAGCCGAAACGGCAAGGCGAGTACCAACCGTCATGGACGGAAGCTGCTGGGTGAACAGCGTCGGAACACCGGCGATGCGGCCATCCCAACCACTGCGGTACACACCCTCAGCAGGGGTACCAGTCAGAGACGAGTCAAGCTGCACGACATCCGAGCCGAGAGCCTGCTTGTCGCCGTACGAGAGCACAGCGCGGAGCATCGAGTCGTCGTCAACGCCTTCTTCCTTCAGGCGGGTGTAACCACCAGCAACGTCGTCCCAAGTGGCAACATCGGCAACACCGTTGCCAAGCCAGTTGTTAGACGCCTTAGCAGCATAGCCAAGGATGTAAGCGTCGATGTCGGTTGCCAGACGCATAGCGGCAGCCTTCAGGGCTTCCGATTCACGCGCAGCACCGATGTCACGAATCTTCACGAAGTCGGCCCAGCCCATGGACGAACCAATGACCTGAGTCAGCTTGAACTGCTCCGAACCGAAGGTCGTGTCTTGGACACCACCGGTCAGATCGTTAACAGCGTTAGTCGTGAAGGTGGTCGTGTAGTCGGGCACAACCTGCTCGACAACAGTCAGACCGTTGCGG